CGACGATCCCTTCGAGGTCATTATAGACCCGGAAGAATGGAAGATCCAGCATAGGTTCTGGGTCACTCCCCTTGGATCGGGAATGATCCATGATCCTGAGGATATCGTCTCTTACCCGGAGATCGATACTACCCGGGCCCTTAGAAAGGGATTCCCGGATAGACCCAGTCACAGCCTCCCGTAGAACCTCACCCGCGATACGCGAGAGAAATTCGAGAGAGGCCTCGTCTGTGACTCCCGACACCTCCAGAACAAACTGGAAAGGTTCCAGAGTCCCCTGGATAAGTCGAGTAGCCGCCTCGGCGTCCTTTGCCCTTAGAAATCTATTCCGGGAAAAGGCGCCGCGGTGGTGAAGGGCTTTACTCAGGTTCAGGATCGAACCAGGGATCCCAGACTTGGGGCTAAACCCCTTTCTCTCCTCTCCTACAATCGTAGAGACGAGGAGGGAGACATCCCCCATCGTGGCTTCCACCGCCGACAGAGGAAAAGGGGATACTTCCTCACCCTTGAAGAAGTATCTCTTGGCGAACTCACACATCAGAGGAGATGTGAAAGTCTTAATGGGGGAGACATCTACTCCAAGAGCAAGGACCCTTGTCTGGTAAAGGTCTCCCAGAAGGGAATCGCCAATCAGCACATCATCACCGAGGATGACATACTTAGCTAGGGACCACTTAATCCCCAGCTCCTGGCAACATTGGAACACCACAAAGTGGTGAGCCAGAGCGAAGGAGGCCCACGAGGAATAGAAACCCATAGGGTTTCCCACCTCGTAGGACACCTTCCCGGCGGAGGACTCAAAAGAGTACCCAACCATAATATGTTGCCAAGACTGGACATATTCCTCAGGGAAACCACCCTTGAGAACGTCTACGATCACCTTAATTGGAAACCTATCGGTTGCCGAACTAAGGTCAACGGAGTAAAGGGTCACCCCTTCACCCCAAGATCGCATAACGTCCACAAAGGCTCCCTGGTGGAACGTCATATCCTGAGGAATGCGCTTCAGGATAGAGAACAGGAATTCGTGCACAGGTTTCAGAACCGTCTGAGACCAATAGTCCCCGATGGCAATCACCCGCGTCTTACCTTCCTTATCTGGAATCCCTACGATCCTTCTGAACACCCCGTTTCCAGGACTAGAAGTCCGGAGCGGGAGGTCATAAAGAACCGTGGATACAAATCCTAGGAGAAAATCCATTTTCTTACGGATTTCCCCCCCTCCAACAACGGAGATAGCCTCTCGCAGCTCCAGGGGCAGGGCCACGAGGTCAGCTAGGGCTCCGAAGATTGCTGGTCCTCCACTAGGACCAGCCCGGAGAGAAAGATGAAAGTTCCCCCAAGTAGGAGGGTTAAAAGAAGGTGGTACAATGCGAAGCTTACGGAGCTCAGCCCAAAAGGCCGGGACGTAACCAACCCACGACCCGCTGTCAGTTCCAGTGTACCGACCCACGATCTGGGACGTATCCACCTGAACAGGCAGACACACTCCGCGCAGTGCAGTAAAAGCTGTGAGTACCATCCGAATAACGGACACCTCCTTTTTCAGCAGCACCGCTGCTGCACGGTGTCCCCAGACGCGCTTCAGATAACGCCGGAGCTTAACTTCCTCCGAAGAACCAGCCGGGGCGGCCAGATACCGAAGGTAGCCAACTCGGCGGGATTTAATCCACGCAATCGAGCCGGCCGCCCCCTGGCACCGTACCACCCGTTCAATCCTAGAGAGAAAACGGGAGTACCGAATCAGGGATCCCACAGAGGAACTGTAAAATTCCTTTCGGATCCAGTCCATTACCTTAACTAGAACGACCCACCTAGACGAGAGGGATCCCCCCTCGGAACGGCGACGAGCACCAATTCGTTGGGAGCTCCTCCGTCTCTTAAGCGTCAGATAGTGTTGAGATCGTTTATGTTGATTAAATTCGACAGAAGATTTCATTCTAGGGAGAATAATGGTTAACTGGCCGAAGTGAGCACTTAGTAAGGGGTAAATACCTGTCCCCAACCCGTGCTCACCCGAACTCCTAGGTCCGAGAGTTCATGAAGCTCTAGGACATAGGGGGTGAGTGATCACCTTCAGACAAATAACCAACTTGATTAGAGTCGGACTACTCACCCGATTCCCCCTCTGGATTGGCCCCTTTTCTCTCCCACCGCACCCCCAAAATATCGGGGTGGTGGAATGGATGAGAGAGATCCGGGTCAGGGCCCAGGGGGGTAGACGCCTTTCGG